TCAACGCTGCCTTCACCATATTATTTGTTCGTATTCCAAAACGAAATGAACCCAACATCTGACCCAATTCTCTTCACCAACACCGATGAGTCACCATACCCCGAAAGATTCAACCTCTTTTACTTGGATGAACCAATCGATGTGGAACTAATGAAGGGACAATACTCATACAGCGTGTACGAATCAACCATACCACCAACCGAAATCAGTGACACCACAGGAGTGGTCATCGAGGAGGGGAGAATGGTTGTCAGTGGCGCATCAATTTCATCAATTTACGACTAACACATGGCTTGGTACGATATATTCAGAGCAAAAAAAGAGGAAGCAGTTGAAATAATTTCATCAAATTACGATGCCTTCAGCACACCATTCTTGAAAGTTGGTGGCGCAAACCTATCACTCCCATATGTCAATGGTCGATACACTACCGCTAACCAAATCAGATTTGGTCAGGATGATATGTATCCACAGTTGCTCAATCAAATGGTATATAGCTCACCACTTCATGGCTCCATCGTGGACTACAAAACCAATGCAGTCATTGGTGGTGGATTTGAACTCAAGACAGCCAACGCAACACCGAAGGACCTCCTCGAGCTGTACACATTTGAGAAAAAAATTAAACTTAAAAAGACCGCTCGAATCACAACAGAGCAATTGATTGTACACAACCGAGTGTACTTTCGTTTGTTTTTTGATGACAAGATGAAGATGACCAGGGCTGAGAATGTCTCACCTGAGAAAGTCAGAAAGGGTCGCAACAAGAATCAGTATTTCATTTGTGAAGATTGGTCGACTCGCATCGACATCCAAGAAATCAAAGGACATCATCCATCATGCACTGATCGTGAGCAGCTTTTCGTTTATGAGGTCGAATGCTTGGGTCAAGATTGGTATCCGCTGCCAAAGTATTCAAGCGCATTGAATTTCGCATTCTTGAGTGGTGAGCTTTCGTACTTTGCAAAGTCCAACATTCAGAACAGCATCTTCCCATCGTTTGCAATCATGTTCCCAAAAAGACCGCAATCAGAGGAAGAGAAAAATGTACTGAGACAAACCATCGACAAGCTCAAAGGAGCGCAGAATGCTGGTAAAACTGCCGCATTTTTTGCCAATTCACAAGAGCAGTTGCCGAAGATTGAGAGCATCCCAACCAACTCAAATGACAAGCTCTTCCAGGAAGCATCAGGATTGAACACTGAGCAAATTTGTTTTGCTCATACCATCGACCCGATACTCATGGGTGTGCGTACAACCGGTTCTCTCGGTTCAGGTTCTGATATTAAACAAGCATACGTCATCTTTGAAAAGAATGTCGTGATGCCACTCAGAGAGCAAGTGCAAGATATCTTCAACGAGATACTTCACATCGCTAAGTTAAGCGTGGCAGAGTTCCAAATCAACAACTTCCAAATCATCAATGAGACGATTGTTGAACGTGATGAAAGAATGTCTTATGTAATAGACTCACTCAATTCACTTGAGCCATCAGTTGCTCAAAAAGTAATTGAACAAATGACTCCTAATGAATTAAGGTCTTTGGCTGGATTGAAACCTTTACAAGAACCAACAACTGAAAGCTAATGCTGTACTTTATCACTGAAAACTACCTCAAGACCAACACTCCCATCACAGCCAATGTGGATGTGACTGATGTGTTCCCATATGTTGCTACTCAAGCACAGCTCCGAGTGATGCCGATACTTGGCACAACATTCTACAACCATTTGCTCACAGCATACAATGACCAAACATTGACAGCCGAGGAGGAGTTGCTTGTTCAGTTCATTCAGCCTGTCATCGCATGGAGGTCAGCTGAAGATGCTGTCTTTGGGTTGACATATCAGCTCAAGAACAAAGGACTCCAACAGCAGAGTGGTGACTTCTCACAACCAGTTGGTCGCTCAGAGGTCGCATTTGGCATGGAACATTATGCTCAGAAAGCATCATTCTTTGAGATGCGTTTGATTCGTTACTTAATTAAAAACAAAGCAGAATATCCTATCTTCACAAGCCACGAGAATCGTGACACTGACCTTCGACCACAAGTCGAGTGCAATATGTGTCAAGGTGATTGCTTCTATGATGGCAAATGGGAGTGTGGATATCCTCGAGATAACGGATACAACAATTCAATACTCGTCATCTGATGAAAAATACAACACTCATTATCTTCGCATCATTGTTCACAATACTCGCTCCAGTGCAGCCCATGGTTTTGGTTGCAATTATTGCCATATTCATTGACACCATTTTTGGAGTTTGGCGATCAGTTAAAAAAAATGGATGGACATCATTCAAATCACGCAGATTGAGTGACACACTTGGTAAGGCTGCACTGTATTCAGGTGGCATTGTGTTCACGTTCCTCATTGAGAGATTCATCGCTGGTGATATCATCGCACACTTCATCGCTGTTGAGCTTATCATGACCAAATTTGTTGCATTCTTTTGTGTTATTGTTGAGGTCAAGAGCATCAATGAATCATATGAGAGTGTGACAGGCAAGAACATACTCGCAGCGATGCGCAAATTTGTGACCAGGTCCAAGGAAGAGCTTGATGCTTGGAAGTGAATAACATATAATTGAGGTGCAAAGCACTTAAAATGTCCAGTAAAACGGACAAAATACTTGACATTTGTACCTTTAAATACAAGTTATGAAATTAGACATTTCAAAAATCAAACAAGTACGTCTCAAAGAATCTCAGTTCTTTGCTGAAGAGTCACTTAAAAATCAAATATATCTCCACCATACAGCTGGAAGTGGCAACGCTGAAGCAGTCAGCAGATATTGGAATGGGAACACTGAGCGTATTGCAACAGCTTTTGTGGTTGGTGCTGATGGTTTAATTGTGCAGTGCTTCTCATCCAAGCATTGGGCATGGCATTTGGGTGTTGGACAAAAGGAATTTAAAGCACAAGGAGTGCCATACAAGAACCTCAACAAGTCATCAGTTGGAATTGAGGTCTGCAACTGGGGATATCTCAAAGAAAAAGGTGGTAAATTTTACAACTACGTCAACACTCGTGTGCCTGACTCAATGGTCACCACATTAGATACACCATATAAAGGCTACAAGCATTGGTACAAATACACCGATGCTCAAATCGAAAGCACTCGCCAATTGGTTGAGTACTTATGTGAGACATACAACATCCCAAGTGAATACCGGTCAGAGATATTCGGACTTGACAAGGAAGCATTCAAAGGCACTCCAGGAATCTACACCCACAACTCAGTGCGCAAAGATAAGAGTGACATCTACCCATGCCCGAGAATGATTGAGATGCTTGAAAATTTATGAGACTGCTTTTATTAATTTTACTTTTGAGTTCATGCTCAGCCAATTACCATCTGCGCAAAGCAATCAAAAAAGGATATAAGTGCGAGGAGGTGGGTGATACCATCCGCATCACAACTATTGACTCATTCCCTGTCGTTAGAGACAACGAAATCGTGTACGAAAGGTTCTATACCACCAAGGACACAATCATTCAATACAAGACAAGCTATGTGCCAAGAACGAGGTATCAGGACCGCCTCATATATCGCCTCAAGAGAGACACCATTCGCCAAGTTCAAAAGGTTGAGGTGGCAAAGTACAAAAGCCAAAAAGAAAAGCCTGTATTTTGGGTGTTTATTCTTGGCTTTGTGATAGGAATGGGAACCATGTACCTCTTTAGGTACTCCAAAACACAACTATGATTGTAAAAAAACACGCAAAAAACATCCACGAGATTCAGCTGGATGGCAAACAAGTCAAGATTGCAATGCTTTCTGACATCCACTGGGACAATCCCAAATGCGATTGGAAACTTCTCAAGAGAGACCTCGACTATTGTGTTGATAATCAGATACCTATCATGATAAATGGGGATATGCTATGCCTCATGCAGGGTCGCGGAGATCGCAGAGGAAACAAATCAGACATCCGACCTGAACACAACAATGCCAAGTACCTTGATTCAATCGTTGAGACAGCTGTCGAGTGGTGGTCACCATACGCTCACTTGCTCACTGTTATCGGATACGGCAACCATGAGACTGCAATCATCAAGTATCAAGAGACCGACATCCTTCAAAGATTCGTTGACCTTCTCAACTATAAAAATGGCACTCAAGTATATGCTGGAGGATATGGTGGTTGGATTGTAGTTCGTCAAGACATTGGCAATGGCATCTCATCATCATTCAAAATCAAGTACTTCCATGGTTCAGGTGGTGGTGGTGTAGTTACCAAGGGAGCATTAAACCTCACCAGGGCATTGGAGATGTATGAGGACTTCGATGTGTTCACGATGGGTCACATCCACGAGAACGCTGCTCGTAATGATGTCAGAGATACCATTGACTACAACAATAAGATTGGATATCGCCACGAGCATAAGCAGATTCACATGATGCTCACTGGAACATACAAGGAAGAGTACGGTGATGGCTCCAAAGGTTGGCACGTTGAACGTGGTGCGCCTGTTAAACCGACAGGAGGTCGCATCTTAGTATTCGAATCTGAGCGATTTGAGAGAGATGGTCAAAGAAAAATGTACAAAAACATCGATAGTATGAAATTTCCTTTGTAACTTCGGGAGTTCATAATTGTTTTGAGGGGTAGAAATACCCCTTTTTTTGGCTTATTTTGTGCATAGATGAAAAAAAATGTTAAAAAAGTCTTTCAGATATGAAACTTATGTGTAATTTCACCGTATCAAATCGAAAACAATTATTATGAAAACTTATTTTTTTATTTACGAAGACGCTGAAGGTAGAGAGTTATTTTTAAACTCATATAAGTGCAAAAATGACCAGGAAGCAGAGGAATTATGTGACGAACTTTTTATGAATACTATGTCAGGTGATTGCGATAGAGTTTATTTTGTGCAAGCAGACTATATTTTGTAAAAGTATAACAATCAAAATAGGGGGGTGCGCATCCATAACGCACATCAAAACAAATAAGCCATGAACAAAGAACAAATTATCGACCTCATCCGAAGCCAGGAGGCTGAGATGTATCAAGAACTTCTCGACATGAGAGAATCATTCGGTCCCAATGACCGAGGAACCCTCCACTCAGCTGCGCAGTGGAACGCAATCAGTAACTTATTAGAAACAATACAAGACAATGAAGATAATTAAATTCCTATTTTCAGACCTCAACCAAGATGAACGTCAGATTCTTGGTGGTGTAGTGATATTCATCACAGGAGCAATGCTTTTGATTTGGATGATGTCAACAGTGCGACCTCCAGTAAAGGACACACCAAGCATCAACCATCAAACATATCACAAGGCAACATATGAGCTGTCAAAATCATACAACAACTACGCACAAAGAATCTACAATGAAAAATATAGCAAATAAGTTTTGGTTTGCAGAGCAGTCATCAAATGCTTCAGCCAACACCATCATCGTTGATGTGTTCAATCGCTATGATGATGAGCATATCGGCACAATAGAACTAATATATAACTATGATAAAAACAACAACAATGAAACATGGACAATTGAATCAGCAGAGTGGAACCAAGACCTCACCCTTGAGCAGTGCGATGAAGCAATGCAAGAACTTACTGACAACGCAACCGAAAACTTTCACGAGTTCTGCTATGAGTGCTACAACTATGACCCGAGAGATGATGAAGATTGGTGGTTCGTTTAACACCTACCAATTCAATCGGTTTTGGACTACGTTCAACCACGATCTTTACAACCGAATTTGTGAAATCAAAATGCAAGAGATATGAAATTCAAACTCACATACCACTTCGGCAACAAGGTTGTCCAGGAGTGGAGCTTTCACAGCAAAGCACTGGCCTATTGGTACAAGAGTGAACTGATTTGGACAGGCAGATATAACGATGGTAAATTTAAAGTGTCACCATGTTAAGGGTAGTTTATTATGAGATTCCTGAAAAAGTCAGAGTCAGAGTAAATCAATGTGATATTAGTAAGTTTCAATCATTTTTAAAAAGTCACAAAAAACTAACAAATCAAAAAATTTCAGAATTGCTCAATGTACCAAAAACTGAAGTCGAACATTGGTTCAGAACCGATAAGTATTTTGCTATTCCAAATGAAAAAATTTGGTATCAAATAAAAAAAACTTTGAGTATTGAATCAAATGAATACGATGACTTTGTGATGGAATTTGAAGAGAGGGAAGGTGTACACGAGCAATCAAATCGAGTTTATGATATTGATGGTATAGCTCCAACAATTACATCGACAAGTGCAGATATAAGAATAATAATTTAAGATATGAAAAAAATTAAAGTAGGAAGTGACTTCAGCGGAGTGGGTGCATTCAATCAAGCACTCATTCGATTAGGTGTTGAATACAAGGAAGTGTTCGCCTGTGATATGGACAAGTTCGCTCGTGAGACGTTCATCCACAACTATGGTGAACCTGAATACTATCCAACCAACGTATATGACCGAGAGATTCCATCCGAGTCATTGGATATATATATGACATCACCACCTTGTCAAGCATTTTCATTAGCTGGGAAGCGACTCGGTAAGGATGACAAGCGAGGTATCTTGTTTTTCAACTCACACGAGTTCATTCAGGTAAACAAACCGAGATTCTTTATATTCGAGAACGTCAAAGGATTGCTCTCTGATGATGGTGGTAGAACATTTCAAGAATGGATCAATATGTTAGGAGGTAAATCAGTCAATGGGCTACCTGTATTGTTTCCAGTTGATGATGCAGTTCCATACCATTTGTATTGGCAAGTTCTAAACGCAAAGCATCATGGAGTTCCTCAGAATCGTGAGCGAGTATTCTTGATTGGAATCCGAGATGATGCTGATAATCGCTTTCAATTCCCACGAGAAGAGCATCTCACCAAGCGACTCAAGGATGTACTCGAGGATGAGGTTTTTGAAAAGTTTTATATGTCAGAAGCTGCCGTTTCTAAATGCTTAAAAAGTCAGGCAAATAAAGATTTATTGATTAAAGATGTATCAGATGTTAGTAAATGTATTGTTGCCGGTTATTATAAAATTCCATTTGATGGGCAGTACATTAAAGTTCAAAGCAATTTAGAAAAGTATTTTTTGAGTGATGAAACAATTGATAAATTGATTGCATATGACAAAAAACAAAAAGAAAATGGCAACGGATTTGGAGAAAAATTTCACGATGAAAATGGAACAATGTCAGCACTTAAAGTTGGTGGATGTGGGTGCGATGATTTAGTTAAAATCAACTCAGCCACATCCAAAGGATATGAGGAAGCGAGAGAAGGTGATTCAATCAATTTTAGCGTTCCCAATTCAGAAACAAGAAGAGGAAGAGTTGGTAAAGGAGTAGCACAAACATTGGATACTGGATGCAATCAAGGTATTTGGATTGCAGATTTTAGAAATGATGAAGGATTGAGAATAAGAAAGGATAATATCTCTCCTTGTATGACATCATCGATGAGAGATAGTCAAGAATGGAATCCAAAAGCAGGAACAAGAAATCCACCTTTAGTTGGTTATTATAACGAAAAATTGAATCAAGGAGTAATACAAAAAACAACCTATGGTAAACATCAACAAGATTGTTTTTATGATTGCAATGGAATAATTGGAGCTATTCCAGCAGGTACACACGGAAGCACCCCACATTTGACCAAAACATTAATGCCCTGTAGAACTAAAATTAGAAGACTAACCCCAAGAGAATGCTTCCGATTGATGGACTTTCCTGATACATTTACTTGGCCAGTAAGCGACTCACAAGCATACAAACAAGCTGGTAACTCAATCGTTGTCAATGTACTTTACAAAATACTTAAAAATTTATTATGAACCAATTCGACAAAATACAAGAACTCATTCAACGAGATAGGCTATCTGCCAAGGACCGAACTCATGAGCTGGTGTATCGCAGAGCATTCCTGATGCATAAGCTGCGATCAACAGGGATGACCCTCAAGGATATTGGTTGGATGTTCAAACGTGACCACGCAACAGTGCTGCACAGCCTCCGCACACATGAATGGATGACCAGTACCAATTACAAGCTGTATCTTGAATGTATCGCAGAGTATCAATTCATTTTGGACAATGTCGATAGGGAATCTTCGAGGGACCTTATCACCGATATTCTGAAATGTCAGTCATACGCTACCTTGAAAATCATCAAGAGTAGAATCAAGAGGGGTGTATATGAGCAGAGGCTTGTGACGATATGACACATCTCTTTATATACCGAACCTATTAAGACCCTTATTTTTATTTTAAATTTTTTAGTTTTTTTATCGTCACATCGTCACGCTTTTGCTGAAAGTCAATACCAGTAAGGGATACAAGCGTGACGATACAATTCACACATCGTCACGAATCGTCACAAATCAGCAATTTTTTGTACATTAGCGTCACGCAAAACAACTATGACATGAAAGTATCAGTATTTAAAAACCTATTCAACAGCAAAGAAACACCCTACAACCTCTCAATCTATGAGGTACAAAACCGAATCAAGAACGGCACACCTGATTTGATTCGTAAAGTCAACGCAATACGATCACTTGAGAAGTCGGACCCCGAGCATGAGCGACTGAAGTCATCACTCAATGCAATCATGTTCAATGGCATCTTCACTGAGCGCAATGACAACAGCCTGGTTGAACACAGTGGAATGTGCATCCTGGACTTCGACCAATACCCCAATGCCAAAGTAATGGATACCGAAAGGAAGCGGCTAATTGATGACCCTTATGTGATGATGGTGTTCACATCCCCATCAGGCAACGGACTCAAGGCAGTGATTCGAATCCCAAAGTGCGACAAGGTGGAACACAAGCGCAGATTCAACGCATTCGGTAAGTACTTCCAATCAGAATACTTCGACCAAAAGAATAGCAACGTGAGTCGAGTATGCTTTGAATCCTATGACCCGAAGATATACTTCAATGAGTTCTGCCAAGAGTTCAATGGTATTGAACACGATGAAGGATTCAACTACACTGAGCGAACTCCAACTTGTGTACTCAATGACGAGGACAAAATCATCAGCTTGATTGAACGCTTTGACCATGGATGTGACTTCGTTGATGGTAGTCGCAATCAATATGTGTTCAAATTGGCAGCTGTCATGTGCGAGTATGGAATCCATAAGGATACGACTGAGCAGTACATATGGACCAAGTACTGCCAAGGCTCATCATTCTCAGAGCAAGAGATGGTCACCACCATTCGAAGTGCATACAAAAAAGCCACATTTGGCATGAAGTATTTCGAGGACAAGGATACCTTTCAAAAAATAAAGCAGAAACTCAAGAGCGGCATCCCTGAAGAGGATATCAAAAAGCAGTTGAATGTGCGTGGTGATGTGGTTGAGGATGTAAAAAAAGAAATCAAGACCGGTGAGGATATCTTTTGGTCAAAGAATGACAAGGGAACAGTCACCATTGAACCACTTAAATACTCCGAATTCTTGGTCAAGAACGGATTCAATAAGTACTATCCAGAGAACGCAGAGAAACCAACCTTTGTCAGAGTGATTGAGAACAAGGTCAGAATCAGCAGCACTGAGCAAATCAAAGATTTCGTTTTGACCTACCTCCAAGACAAGGGTGAGCTGGATGTGTGGAACCACTGCTCGAAGTTGACCATCCTATTCAATGAGTCATTCCTGAATATGATTGATTCAATCAATATCTTGATGCTCCAGGATACAAAAGATGCTTCATACATCCCATACAAGAATGGAGTGGCAAAGGTGACCAAGGATGCAGTTGATTTGATGTCATACATCGATGTTGATGGATACATTTGGGAGAACCAAATCATACAACGTGACTTCAAGCTGATGGATGACCACACAAATGACTTCCAAAACTTTGTGAGCAAAGTGTCTGCTGATGATTCTCCTCGCATCTCAGCCCTTGAAACCACTCTCGGATACCTAATCCATACCTACAAAGATAAAACCGACCAAAAGGCAATCATTTTTAATGACCAAGAGATTGATGACAACCCGAATGGTGGGTCAGGCAAGTCACTCATGTTGACAGCCATCGGAAATCTGCGTAAAATTGTCAAGATTGATGGCAAGAGCTTCAATCCAAGCAAGTCAGACTTCGTATATCAACGAGTGAACCTCGATACTCAGATACTTGCATTCGATGATGTGAGAAGGAACTTCGATTTCGAGCAGCTGTTCAGCCTCATCACTGAGGGAATCACCGTCAACCGCAAAAACAAGGATGAAATCTTCATTCCATTTGATCGCAGTCCTAAGATTGTCATCACAACCAACTATGTCATCAGTGGTGCTGGGTCATCACATGACCGCAGAAGGCACGAGCTTGAGTTCTTTCAGTACTTCCATTCGAAGCGCAGTCCACTCGATGAGTATGGTCGACTCTTATTCGACTCATGGGCAGAGAATGATTGGCTCAGGTTCGACAACTACATGATTGGATGCCT